GCTAACGTTAGTAATAAAGAATTACTCTCTTTAACCTTCTTTGGTGTTTCAATAACTTTGGTTTTAATTGTAGCCATAATTATTACTCCCTTTATTTTTTTTGTGTAACTTAACTTACACAATTTATAAAAAGTAATCGTGACCACTTCTAATATTCAATTTTTAAAGAACAACGCAATCAAATAAATGATTACAAATACATTATATATGATAATCAGAAAATGACGCAATTATATTAAAGGTTTTGTATTTTTATAAATTACCCTGGTTTACAATTAGACCAGACAAAAACAATTAATGAAGGGTAAAAGAATTAATTAAATGATGATTTTAAAATTTCCAGCAATCGTAGAATTGCGTTTAAATGATAAAAAATTAAAAGAAATAAAATAGTAAAAAAATAGTAAAAAAATAGTATAAACGTTACAACCTGAACACGCACGCACGAATAAAAGAATATTAAAAGCGTGCGTGCATACGTGCGACCATTTGAAAAGAATTGAAAAGAATTTGAATAGTTTTTGAATAAATTTGAAATAAATTTGAAAAGAAATTGAATAAATTGAACCCGCACGATCGCACACCTACACTTCCCTTGCAGTCGACGGCTAGGAACGACGACGTCGGGGGCAAGGCTTGGGGGAAGGGGCTTGCGTTTATGCCTACCCCTGACAGAATTTTTTAACAAAAAGGCGTTTCTCTGGAAGGGTGTAGCTGGTGTGAAGTTTGTTGGGGCTTGAATAAAACAGTTATCAGACCTCTTTTATTTTTAGAAAATAGAACAAGCCCCGGTTTATTATAAGTTTTGTGTGTTATGAAGTAAAGCGTTTCAGGGGGCTTTTTAAAAGAAATCTCTTTTTATCTTTTAATAAGTCCCCCCTTACCCCCCACGGATTTTTGTGAGAAGTAAAAAAGTCTCTTTTAAAGATAGTTGCCCCTTCTGAATGAGATTTCGTGTTGCCCTTTGCCAGTTTAACAAGTCCAGATTCCACTTATGTTCTGTATTCTGTAGCCTAAGTTTTGCAATATCTATCTTGCCCCGCTACGTTTTTTAGTGAATACTTCACGCAGTTTTTGTTAGGTCAGACATACGCAATGGAGGTCTGACGTTTTGCTTAATAGCAAATTTGTAGTAATATATTAATACTATTAGCCAAATATTGCAAGGTTTTTGATAAAAATGACAGATAAAAGCTATATTCCAAAGAAAAAACCAACAAAAAAGTTAGAAACCTTTATTAATCTGTTAGAAGAGTCAGGTAATATTTCATTATCAGCTAAAAATTCAAGAGTTTCTTACAAAACTGTATATTATTACAAAGAAAATGATGAGGCTTTCAGGATGGAATGGGAAACAGCCATGGAAAGATGGGGTGATCGTATGGAAGGTGAGGCATTTGGTTTAATAAAAACCCAGTTTACAGAAAAAGATTATAAATCTAACCCGGCATTGCTGATATTTTTATTAAAAGGTGCAAAGCCGAACAAATATCAGGAGCATGTGCAGCAGGATACCACGGCAATGAAGTTTATTGAGGAAATAAAAACCTTTGCACAGGCAGAAAAAAAAGAAAAACAGAAAAAAATAAAGAAAAGTCACAGCCCTGATGTAATGACAAAAGCTGTAAATGAGGCAAACAGGATTTTAAAAGATAAAGGCATTGAATAATGACCACAGATGTTACAACTGCTACTAAATTTGTGTTTGAAAAGGTGGGTTATGACCCCACTGTTGCACAAAAACCTATAATATTTTCAGATAAAAGGTTTATTCTGGTGGCAGGAGGTGAACAGGCTGGTAAAAGCATGGTAGCCAGTAAGTTTTTACTGTCTAAATGGACAGAAACACAAGGACCGGGACTGTTCTGGCTCGTAGCTGCAGACTATGAAAGGTCAAGAGCTGAGTTTGAATACCTTGTTCAGGACTTTGCCACACTTGGAATACTTAAAAAAGCATCTAAAAGAGTAGATCCGGGGCGGATTGAACTTGCAGATGGCACAGTTATAGAAACTAAATCAGCCAAAGACCCCAGAACTTTAGCTATGAGAGCCCCCAATGGTATCATCGGATGCGAGGCTTCACAGCTTGATCTTGAAACATTTTACAGATTAAGAGCCAGATGTGCCCCAAAAAAGGCATGGATGTTCTTAGGTGGAACTTTTGAAGGTTCTTTAGGGTGGTATCCACAGCTATTTTTAGCATGGCAGCATGGCAGTGATGTGGAAAAAGCATATTCACTTCCATCGTTTAGCAACCATCATTTGTACCCAGGAGGGGAAAATGACCCGGAAATTGAAAGATTACAAAAAGACTCATCAGACGACTTCTTCAAAGAAAGAATTATGGGAATCCCTAGTCCTCCACGTGGACTCGTATTCCATGAGTTTAGAGCAGATTACCATGTCAGAGAAATCGAATATGTACCGGATGAGCCTGTTCATTTGTGGATTGATCCCGGCTATGCGGGAGGATACGCAGTTGAGGTTGTCCAGATACTTGACGAGCAAATTTGCGTGGTTGATGAGATATATGAAAAATCTCTTATCACAGAAGAAATTGTAGATTTGGCTATGGATAAACCATGGTGGAGAGATGTTAAGTTTGGAGTTATTGATGTAGCTGGTTATCAGCATCAGGCAATGAGTGCACCGGCAGAAGTGTGGCTTGATAAAGCCGGACTATATATGGCATCACAAAAGGTAAAAATAAATGACGGAACTGAAAGATTAAAGTCTATGTTAAAAGTAGACCCCAAACATCACAGACCAAAGATGGTAATTAGCCCCAAATGTAAAGGGCTACTGTCAGAATTTGGTGCAGCCCCTAATCCGTTTGACGGACAGACCAGGGTGTATAAATGGAAAACAGATAGAGACGGAAACATAGTTGGCAATCAGCCCGAAGATAAGTATAATCACGGAATTAAAGCCTTAATATATGGTTTAATTGACAGATTTGGGTACAGTCACATAGAAAATATGGATAGAATCAGGGTAAAAAGGTGGTAACTTGGCAAAAAGAATAAAACCAGAAGATATAATTAATAAAGTTGAAACACATTATGATTCCACAGAACCTTTAAGGTCAAGGATGGAATCAGATTATTCGCTTTACAGACTTGATCCATATGATGCAGGGGATGGATACCACTCATACACTTCTAATGAACCATCCACTTATGCAGATAAAATAGTTTCTTTTCTAGCATCATCTGAAATGATAGTAAGAATCCCTAATATAAGAGAAGAAAGGGAAGACAGAGAAATAAATAATACCAAAGAAAGATTTTTTCTGGGCTCTTTAAGAGCAGCTAACGAAAGACTTGTTAAACAGCTAAAACCTTCAATTAAATCACAGCTTTCATGGTTCATATCACTCAGAGGATGGTATGCAGGCAGAGCATTGATAATGAAAAAAGATGATAAAAGCTATGTCGACATTACACCATGGGACCCGATGCACACATACTGGGGTACAGGTGATGAAGGACTCACATGGGCTTGCTATAAAGTTAAAAAATCCAAAGAAGTAATAGAGTCAGAATACAACGTTAAATTAACTAAAAATGATAACTATGAAGACTGGCTTGATGTATATGATTACTATGACAAAGATGTAAATATTGTGGTCTTATCCAACGGGAGAGTAGTTAAAAAAGCTACACCACACGGATCACCCAGAGTACCGGTTTTTGTAGGACCTGTAGGGGCAACCCCCATGATACAGGCATTAAACGACCATGTTCCAATAGATGACACTATAGCAGATTTTGGCGAATCCGTATTTAAACACAACAGAGACAGCTACGAGAATCACAATTTTATGATGAGTGTTATGCTTGAACTCACAGCCAGATCAAGAAAACAAGGGCTTAAGATTACTTCAAGAGATGGAATGAAAACACTCGATGAAGATCCTTACAAAGAAGGCACAGAAATATCACTGGCTCAGGGAGAAGATATAGAACCATTAGGGTTGCTTGAAGCAGCCAGAGAAACAGGTGCATACATGGGACTTGTGTCCGGTGAAATGCAGAGAGGTTCAATCCCACATAGCTTGTATGGTGATATACAATTTCAATTATCAGGATTTGCTATAAATACCCTCAGACAGGGAATAGACAGCATACTACAACCACGAATAGATGCACTTGAAGAGGCATACACTTCGATGTGTATGTTGATAAATGACCAGTATCTCACAGAGTCTTTTGATGTTTTGGAATTGTCTGGAAGAGATATGAACAGAACTTATTTTAAAGAAGAAATTACACCATCATCAATTAAAGATGCTGGCGATATGGAAATAACATTTGTAGGACAACTTCCACAGGATGACATGACGAAGATGAGCATGGCTCAGATAGCAAGAGAAGGTCAAACTCCTTTGCTTCCTGATATAATTATAAGAGATAAAGTCCTTGGATTACAGGATACCGACAATATTGAGGACGCTATAAACGAACAAATGGCTGAAAGATCATTACCTGAA